TATATTTGATTACTTAAATTCAATACTGTACAGTAAGAATAAAATAGAACTAAACTGTGATGATGAGTCACAGTTTAGTATTTTTATGATTAATAGGTGGTCATCTTTTTATTCTAAAGATGTAGCCAATTATATTAATCTAACTACAAATACATATGCTAATCTTTTTAATAATAAGCAAGATCAATACAATTTAGTGTATAACATAGTACCTAAAATGAAATACAAACGTTTAGATTACATTAAAAAGGTTAAAAAAGAGGATGTAGAAAAAGATAAACCTTTAATACCAGAATTTATGAGTCAAAGAGAATACATCCGTAACGTTGAATTAGTAAAGTTACTATCTAAATAAAAAATATGGCACAAGTATCAATCGACAGACTAGCAACAAAAAGAAGTTTAATAGATTTAGATAGCTATGGTAAGGGTAATTTTGGCTTAGGTGATGACTTTATCCTTTCTAAATTATTTGATGATATTCTATTGGTGGAGTTTATTGACGAGGTTAATGATAACTCAGGTGATGCTATTAAAAGAAATGGTATATTTGTACCTACAAACGCGTTAATTAAAGCTTGGAGAAAAGCTCAAGTAGTATTAGCCGGTCCAAGCGTCACACAATGTAAAGTTGGTGATATAGTTATATTTCCAAATGACAAAGGAGCTTCTGTATCAAATATAGAAGTTGATGGGTATGGTAAGTTAAAGAAAGGTGTATTTTTAAATGAGCTCCGTATATTTGGAGTGTGTAAAAAAGTTAAGAGTGAGTCAATTGCAGAAAACGTAGAACTAATAAATGAAGATAGCGTTATCCAACCTGAAAAATCTGTTAAGCAAAAACGCGTGTGAAGTAGTGTTTGCTAGACGTAGACCCAAAGCTGGTAAACCACCAGTTAGACGCATGCTTTGTACCTTAGATGACAACATTTTAAATAGTACAAACGGACGATTATCTTTAAATTATACACCACCAGGGGGAGCTCCTTCTTACAACCCAGAATCTAAAAACTTATTATTAGTTTGGGATATATTCATGCAGGATTGGAGAATGGTAAGTATGGATAATTGTGATTTAGTAAATACTATACCAGAGGATCAATTTTGGAACTATTTTAACAATACGCTATTAAAAATGTCCGCACAACAAAAAATGGCATATATGGACTCATGATTGAAAAGACTGAAAAAATGATTAACAATTTCCTGCAAAGGAATATAGTATTTTTCATTAATAGTGAAAAACCAATGAAGACTGGGAAACTTCTCATTTTTAAGTTTAAAGATTTTTATTTTAATTTTATTATTAAAACTGATAACGTTACAAAAACGTTTGAAATACCTTACCCCTTTAAAGTTGAACAAGGTACTAATTGTTTAAAATTTTCTTATACTATTGAAGATTTTTCTCAAAAAAATATGGATTTGTTAGTAAAAGCAAAATTACTAAAACCTAAAAAAAGAAACAAGTTGTACAACACAACAGTTGTTTTATCTGCATTAAATTAAGATTTGATATTTACGGGTACTAAACTATACTTACTTTGTGTATAGTCGATACCTAACTAAATTTCCAGATGGCTACAATCCTAGTAGTCAACAAATTGACCTTATTAAGCGAATAGAGGATGCTTATGCTAAAGGTTACAAGTACGTTATATGTAGTGCACCTACAGGTTCCGGTAAAAGTTTTATATCTAAGACTTTAGGAAACGTATCCAATAAGTGCAGTGAGGAGTTTAAACGTTTAATAATGTCGTATGATGCTTTTAAACAAGATTATATGGGTAATCATACCCATGAAATGGATTGCTTAAGAGAACCTAGCCATGGTGCATTTGCACTTACAATTACTAAATCATTACAGGATCAATACAAGCAACTCTTTGATGACTCTTCGACCCTCAAAGGTAAAAGCAATTACCAATGTGAGGTCAATACTGACGTTGACGTTGAAAATGCGCCTTGTCTCCTATTGCCAAAGTTAAAAGAAGAGTGTTGGTCAGTTAATAAATGCCCATACTATAATGCAAGAAACAGATCTTTAACTGATCAATTTAGCATTTTAAATTATAAAATGTTTTTATCTTTACCAGCACATGTTAAACGTAAAAATTTTATTATATGTGATGAAGCATCTGAACTTGAAGAAGAGTTAGTAAAGCACTTCATGGCATTTGTTGATCCTGAAAAGTTTAAACTGTTGGGCGTAAGAGTACCGTTACTATACTCTGAAGATATGCAACATGTACGTACTTGGCTTACTACATTAATGGTAACGTTAAGTGAGCATATTGATGCATTAACACAAAAGCATAGTAGTAAAAATACTACATTAAATATTAATGATAAAATTAAGTTAAATTACTTTAAGAACTTTCATCGTACATTAAACCTTATAGATGAAACTTGGGATAAATGTGAGTATATAATTCAGCGTGAAAAAGCTACGGTAAGAGTAACTCCTTTACGTGTAGATGTTTTATCAAAGTATGTTTTTGATTATGCTGAGAACGTTTTATTAATGTCAGCTACTATTGTTGATCATAAAAACTTTGCAAAGAGTTTAGGTATTGATACTTATAAATATATTGAAGTTGAAAGTACTTTCGATAGTAAAAAAGCTCCAATATATGTATCTAATGTAGGTAGACTTAGTAAGCAAAATATAGAGAAAAATATGCCCAGAATTGCAAAGCTTATTAAAGATATTTGTTCATCTCACGGCAATGAAAAAGGTATTATACATACCCATACATTAGATATAACTAGACAACTTCAAAAATATCTAAAAGATGAAAGATTTTTATTTAGAGATGCAGAATCTAAAAATGATATTATATTATCAAAGCATTCTAAATCTAAAGAACCAACAGTTATAGTAAGCCCGTCTATGACGTTTGGTGTTGACTTAAAAGATAACTTAGCTAGGTTTCAAATAATAGTTAAAGCTGGTTATTTACCTTTAGGTGATAATAGAATAAAACGTTTATTTGATGAAGATAAAGTATGGTATACAGATAAGATGCTTATTAACCTTGTACAAGCTTGCGGTAGAGGTGTTAGAAGTAAAGATGATTATTGTAATACCTATATAATAGATCAAGCTATTACCGATGCTGTCATTGCTAATAGAGCTAAATTACCAAAATACTTCGTTGACCGGTTTGCATAAATATTATTGTGCAGTCATTTAAACAACATCATAATCAATTGATAGAAGAAGGTAAATTTGGTAACATATTAAAGGCTGCAACGTTAGCCACCATGGTTGGTTCTTCTGCACCTGGCATGCCAACTCAGGATCATAAATCAGACACTACAGTTCAACAGGCTTTACACCACACATCTAACGCAAAACCTAGCGATGATGCTATTTTTAAACAACTTGTAAAACATGAAGGGTATAAAAAACATATATACAAAGACACAAAAAATATACCTACAATAGGGGTGGGGTTTAATTTAAACGATAAAAATAATCAGCGTATACTTGCAAAGTATGGCATATCTAACCATGAGTTGCAAAATGGATTATCAGATTTAGAAATAAGACAATTATATAATGAAACAGTAAAAATAGCAATATCAAATGCAAGACATTTCACGCAAGGTAAACTTGAAACCTTACCTACTAATGTACAATTAGCTTTAATTGATTTGTCTTTTAATTTAGGACCAAACAAATTAGCTCAATTTAAAGATTTACGGCATGCTATTATTAATAAAGATTTTCAAGCAGCAGCTGCAGCTTTAAAAAATAGTAACTGGTACCATCAAGTAAAAAACAGAGGAGTAGATTTAGTAAATCAAATTAGGAGCGCCTCTTAAGTTTTTTGTTCATTTTTCTTAATTTGTTACCTTTAATGTCTTTAGGTACCTGCATTAAAGTTACTTGCATTTTTGTATTAGTATCACCCCAAAACCCGCTTGCAGCGTCTGTTGTACCACTACTTTGATTGGTACCATTAAACACATTATTCATGTGCCCATGATCAGTAGATCTTTTAGCCGTTATACGGCGTTTTGCGTCAAACGGGACGTATCTATCCTCTTTAACTACTTTTTTTTTGACTTATCGCTTAACCCCTTATATCTATCACCTATTTTTTTAACAAATGGGTTTTTAGACATTCCAACCTTCTTCTTTTCCTTGTCGGGAACTTTAGCTCCTTTTTTAATTTCAGCTTTTACCTCAGCTTTTTCTAACCATTTTGGTTTCTTAGCTTCATTTAATATTTCTTGAACTAATAGATTGAACTTCATATTATTATTTATATAATCTAGTATGGTTAAAAGTAAAAAAGTTATATGTGTAGTTACGGGCAAATCTACTGCTTACGCTGGGGAGTACCTACAAAAGAAAATAGAAGAGTATGGTGGAGAAATTGCTTTAGACAAATTTTATATATGCAAAGAGGTAAGAGCGTTACTAAAAAAAGGTTATAAAGTTAACGACATACGTAAGATATTAGATGTACCAGCAGATATAGACCCACCACCACAAGATGTGGTAAACGAAATAGAAAAAGATTATCAGAAGACATCATTCAAGGTAAACGACACCAATAGTCAATCTCTTAGTACTATAACAGATTTAACTTACGATAAATCGGATGAAGACGTTGAATCCTTCATTAATGCATATATAATCAAGAAGTTATGATCGACATTGAAACAGTTAATAAACCAATTGATTACGAACAATATAATTTTGTAAGTAGTGTTAAAGAGTATCCTATACTATTTTTGGGATTTGTAATTAAAAATCAATACGACAATTTAAGAGTTAACTTGCAAGAAAAGTATGATCCTATTAATCTCTTACATTTCAGTAAAGATAAAGAATCAGTAACCGCTCTTAAAGGTATTAAATTAGTACCTAACGCTAGCGTTAAAAAACTTTATAATGCTATTAAAATGCAGGAGCAATTAGTTATGAATTTAATGGTGTATGAAAATCTATTAAATCAATACGGGTTTGCATGTAAAGAGACATACGGGCTTTATGCTCCAGGTATGTACCCTATTGATTTTAATAATTTAAAATCTATTTGCGATAACGATTTTAATAGCGATAAAAAAATATTTCAACATCTTTTAGGCTTGGATGAAAAAACTTTCGATTTTCAAAAGTTTTCTTCCTTGAAGTTGTTTATACTTACTGTATAATCCATTACACAAACTTAAATATTATACCGTGTATGACAACAAAAAGTAAACTATGATTTTTGACGAACAGATTTCCCGTAAGCCTAATTTATATCCTTGGACAGAAGATTTTATAGAATCTATGCACAACGGTTTCTGGACTCATAAGGAGTTTAGTTTTAAATCTGATGTACAGCAATTTAAGGTAAAGCTTTCAGATCAAGAAAAAGAAATTATCATACGTTGTTTATCAGCTATTGGTCAAATTGAAGTAGCTGTAAAAACGTTCTGGGCAAAACTTGGAGAAAATTTACCACATCCATCTATTCAAGATCTTGGCTACGTTATGGCTAACACAGAAGTTATCCATAATAATGCATACGAAAGACTGCTCACTGTTCTTGGCTTAGAGGACGTATTTGAACAAAATTTAAAATTAGATTGGATACAAGGTCGTGTAAAGTATCTTAAAAAATATACACACCGGTTTTATAAAGATAAAAAAAAGCAATACCTTTACGCTATTATTCTTTTTACCCTGTTTGTAGAAAATGTATCATTAATGAGTCAATTTTATATTATAAATTGGTTTGCTCGTAATAAGAACGTTCTAAAAGATACAGACCAGCAAGTAAAATACACCCGTAATGAAGAACATATTCACGGATTGATTGGTATTAAAATTATTAATACTATTAGAGATGAGTACCCAGAACTTTTTGATAAAGAACTAGAAGAAAGAATTCTTTCAGAAGCTAAAGAAGCTTACGAAAGTGAAGCTAAGATTATTGACTGGATGGTTAATGGTTTACAAGAACAGGGTTTATCAGCTCACGTTCTTAAAGAGCTTATTAAAGAACGTATTAATGAATCTTTAATTAGTATTAAATTTCCTACTGTGTTTAAAGTAGATGAGCAAGCAATGAAAGACGCTTCATGGTTTAATGAAGAGTTGTTAGGTAATAATATGACGGATTTCTTTCATTCCCGTCCAGTTGAATACTCTAAGAAGTCACAAAGCTTTTCAGAAGACGATTTATTTTAATATTTTATAAACATGACAAACAAGAACATTTACTGGCTAAATAGCGACTCTAGAAAGTTTCTCGAACGTGGTTACCTTTTAGAAGGTGAAACAGCTGAGTTACGTATTAGAGACATTGCAGAAAAAGCAGAAGCTTATCTTAAAAAGAAAGGTTTTGCTGATAAGTTTGAAGGATATATGCATAAAGGATTTTACTCCCTTGCATCGCCTATTTGGTCTAATTTTGGTCGTACACGAGGATTACCTATTTCTTGTTTTGGATCTTACGTAGACGATGATATGGATGATATTCTATATAAGATATCTGAAATTGGTACAATGTCAAAAGCTGGTGGAGGTACATCTGCTTACTTTGGTGCAATACGTCCTAGAGGTGCACCTATATCATCTGGTGGAGAATCTTCTGGCGTACATCATCAATTAGTAGTGTTTGAGGCTCTTACAGATTATATTTCGCAAGGCAATGTACGTAGAGGTTCATTTGCAGCTTATTTACCTATTGACCATAAAGATATAGAAGAGTTTTTAAAAATTAGAGGTGAAGGAGATGAAATTCAAAATCTTTCTATTGGGGTTTGTATTACTGACAAATGGTTAAAGTCAATGCTTGATGGTGATAAAGAAAAACGTCGTATATGGGGTCTAGTAATTAAAAAGCGTTTTGAGTCCGGATATCCTTATATCTTTTTTACTGATAATGTTAACAGACAAGCACCAAAAGTTTATAAAGATAAAGATATTAAAATATATCAAAGTAACCTCTGTACTGAGATTATGTTATCAAATAGTCCAGAGGAATCTTTTGTATGTGATTTATCTTCTATTAATCTTGAACAATGGGAGAGTTGGAAAGATACTGATGCGGTTGAAACTCTTGTTTACTTCTTAGACGCAGTAATGACAGAATTTATTAATAAAACAGAGAAGATGAAGTTTATGGTTCATCCAAGAAATTTTGCAATTAATCAACGTGCGTTAGGTATTGGAGTATTAGGTTGGCATACATGCTTACAATCTAAAAACATTGCTTTTGAATCCATGGAAGCTAAATTTCTTAATACGCAAATTTGGAAAACTATTAGAACTCAAGCAGATACAGCAACTGAAAAATTAGCTAAAGAATATGGTGAACCACCTTTGCTAAAAGGTTATGGACGTCGTAATGTAACTACTCTTGCTGTAGCTCCTACTACATCAAGTTCATTTATTCTCGGTCAAGCATCTCCTTCAATAGAGCCTCTTAATTCTAATTACTTTACAAAAGATTTAGCTAAAGGTAAGTTTACTTATAGAAACCCCTACCTTACAACTTTATTAGAAACTAAGAAAAAAAATAATGAAAGTGTTTGGAAGTCTATACTAGTTAAAGGAGGTTCGGTACAGCATTTAGAATTTCTAACCCTAGAAGAAAAAGCAGTGTTTAAAACGTTTGGGGAAATAAGTCAAAAAGAAGTTATTATACAAGCTGCCGCTAGACAGAAATATATTGATCAGGGACAATCACTAAACTTAATGATACCACCAGATACTAAACCAAAAGATGTTAACGAGTTATTAGTATTTGCTTGGGAAAATGGTATTAAAAGTTTATACTACCAGCGCTCAGCTAACCCAGCCCAAGAACTTGCCCGTTCTATTCTAACCTGTTCCAATTGTGAGTCTTAGTCAATCTGTTTAAACATGGTTACCTTTGAAATAACCATGTTTAAACCATATAGAAAATGGTTTATTTAACACCATGTACTCTTCTAGAAGCAGTAACCGGGGATGTATTCTGATTTATTTCTTGGGCGTCTAATCTTACATCCTTATTTACATCATACAACGTTAATGGTAAGTTTCTAAATACGTGTGAGTGTTGTTCTAATCCAACAGCATCTGATGTAGAATCAGTAGTTAAAACCAATTCAAACGGTCCAATCAAACTACCGGTTATAATACCAGCTTGATTAAGAGTTAAGGAACCTTCAACTATTGGACCTATTATAATATCACCCACTAGTACCGTATCAGTTAGTACTTTACCATAAACTGTTGTAGGTTGAGTTACTTGATACTCAGCTGGAGCAGTTACATGTTGCACAAACAATTCCCCTTCAACCGAAACAGCTCCACCCACTACAATATTATTTGTAACACCTAAACTGTTCTGTATTAAAATTTGTTTTTGTGCTGTATTACGTAGTGATAATATTTGTGCTGATATATTAATTGTATTAGCGTTAATATTAATTTCGTTTTCACTAGAAATGTTTACCTGTTCACCTACTAGATTGGTAACTGTTCCTGTTATATTAGTAGGGCCAATTGATTTTAAATTTAACCCACCAGCTCCAACCAATACATTATACCTGTTGCAAACATTTAATGTATAATCCCCACCTGGTAAGTCCTGTACATGCACTAATTCAATTAAAGGACTTGGAGTATAATTTACATATGTACCAAGATCGTCAATTAACATTTCACTTGGTAACATTTTACCCACACTATCGTAACGTATGCTACCAAAATCATTAATTGCTAAACCAATAGTTTCAATTTTATGTTTTGCTATTTGTACAATTTCACTACCACCAATACCTAGATTCTTTTCTATTGCAATTAAATTTGGTAACGATAGTTCCGTTAATTGTTTAATTAAATCTTTTCTTGGATCAATAACCCAATTACCATCTTGCGATGAAGGGCTTAAACCTGGTACACCGTTCCATACAATACCACTTTCCTCAGTATAATTAGTTAGTGTAGGGAATGATATAGCTTGTGCAGGTAAAGACAGTACATTTAAACGTAAAGGACCATTTGATATACTATTAGCAACATCACCCATTGTTTGTGTAATATACTCTGGCAAAAAAGATGAGTCGTCATTTACTGCATAATTTATTTGATTAATTGCTGGGTGCGAAGCAAAGGAACCAACACGTGTTTGGTTTGGACTATTTCTTCTTATAATTATGTTACCGTGAGGATCGGTAACATTGTTAGGTATAGCTCTTTGTATTTCAAATAATTGTTTATTGTCTTGAATTGGAGCGTAAGCATTTTTCCAATCATACATTGCTTGGGTTGCACTTAAACTACCGATCTTAGTGTACCTATCTCTTAAAACATTTTCATCTAAAGATTTACCTACCCAAATATTTTTAAAACCTCTTGTAGTTTCGTAGCTATCATTTAAAACTAATTTTTGATCATTATTAGCAGCTAATTCTATGTTAGATTGATTATTAAACTCTTTAAAGGAACCAGAATAATGTGTAAATTTTATTTTTTCTTTTAAATCTGTATTAGTTACTTCTATTGTACCACCTTTTTGATTTATAACATATTTGTTCCTATATGTTTCTACGTTTGCATCATCTACTGTTGTGTTTGCAGCACTTCTATTTTCAAATGTTTCGGGGTAATCTATACCAGGGTTATTATAAGAATTGTATATACCAGACCAATCTATTTCACCTCTTGAAACAGCAAAGTAAACTGGTAAGGTCGGATTACCTTCCCTAAAAAATACCCATACATGGCTACCAACAGCCGGTATACCAAACATACCTTTAGCTCTATTAGAATAAGTAGAAGGTACGTATTCATAAGCTAAC